TATCAATTACATATTAAATATATTATAGGTCTAAATTATATGGAAGATAATATCATTAAAAAAAGCATTGCATATAATGCTGTCAAAAAATTACCAAGAAAACAACTAATTAAAGAACATGATAAAGAGAAGAATAAAAAACGAGTTGAATCTGAAAATTGGAAATTTAGTGTAGAAAATTATGCTTACGAAAATCAGATTAAAATGATGAAAGATATATTAGCTAATAATTATAATCACAATGATTATGTATCAAAAATTGCTATTCAACAAATAAATAGAAAAATATATGGTTATAAACAACAAGATATCATTAAAAAACTTTTAAACGAAAAAGATTTCATAACTTTACAGTCAGTGATAGATAAAATGGTTGATTGTGCATTAAAATGTTATTATTGTTCTTGCGAAATGAATGTTCTGTATGATATCTCGAGAGAAATGAAACAATGGACTGTAGATAGAATTGATAACGACTTAGGACATAATTTAACAAACTATTATTTAGCTTGTTTAGAATGTAACTTAAAACGAAGGAGAAGAAGTGACGACAAATTTTTTTTTACAAAACAAATGAAGTTAGTCAAACTTCCTGGAGAGAATAATGAAGACAAAAATGAAGAAGAAGACAAAAATGAAGAAGAAGATAAGGATGATTCGTTTGTTTAATAATATTAATTAATCTTATATTATTAAATAATGGAAAATAAAAAAATAGATTATTGTGATGAATGCGTAAAAGAATTAGATGAATTTAGTAAAGGAATTCGTGACTCTCGTTCAAATTATTTAGGCGAAAAAAATAATTGCGCTATTCATAATCCAAGTGTTAAAATTCATAATCCGAGTGTTAAAATTTACAACGCAAATGGTATAATTAAATGGACTGATGGTCAACTATATGAGAGGTCTAGAAGAATGAAACATCAAATTGAAATGGAACAAGAGCAATTTAGTAAAGAAATGGAATCATCAGCATATACTTCTTCATTAAATCACGACGAGAATACTTGGGATATTCTAAATCAATCACTATCTGGTGCAGGTTTTAAAGTATCGAATAAGAGAGAAGAATTGGGTAATAAATTAGCTGGTAGAGAAATGCTTCAACAAATTGGGTTTAATCCTTTTTTAGGTCAAACGAATTACGTTGATGATATTTCAATTAGAGACCAATTTTTAAAACCAATCAATACCACTCAGGATGATACAAAAGTTCCGTTTAGTAGCTAAATTAAACCAATGTCTTGTTACACATTGTGTAAAGTAATCTATTGACAAAATAAGCAATAAACATATTAAACAAAATAATTAAACCATTTATAACATTTACTAATTTAATTTTACCAAAGTTTTTTATTAAGTAATATATTTCTGTAGTAAATAATATAACTAGACTAATAAAGAATAGTGCTGATATAATAAGAAAGTAAAAACAAGCACTTTTATCTAAAGGACCAAAAAAAGAAGTCATCAAATCCGACATTATAATATATACAAAGTTTTTTTATTTATCATATAAAATATTAATGAAACTTGACAACAATTTCAACATCTTCCTTCTTGATGCTTTTTGTTGCAGAAATAGATAATTCTTCTCTCTTCTTTCTAGTCTTTGAATTATCAACAGATTCTTTTCGCTTTGAAGTACTATTTCTACTATTCATATCTTTTTCAATTATCTCATAATTCTCCTCAATAAAATTAATTACCTTATTCTCGATAGCCCATTTAAAGAAATTCAATTGTCCAATTGTTGTCTCAATACATGTTCCATCCTTATATGGAATACTAATCCTATCCCATCTACAAAATGGATCAAAACGCTTCTTGGAATATGCTTTTAATTTAAGCTTATAATCAAAATAAACTTTAAAACGAACATTGTCACCATTCTTATTAGTCATTTCATATAGTGTATAGTTTTTTTTAGCATAATTAGTAGCAAACCAATCAACAATTCTTAGAGAGATTTTAGACTCACCTGTAATAATTTTTAACATTCTTGTTAGATTATCCTCTTCCTTATAAAATTCCAATAAATTATTTAGTAATAATTCATTTTGCGTTGTATAATTAACAGCCATGCTCATTTATGATAGATTTTTAAATATTTATTTAAGTTGTTTATATGCAAATATATATTTTAAATAATCTGTATAATATTTTGAAAAAACATCATGTGGTGTTGGTTTAGTCTTATAATCAGTTTTATCTTTTTTTAATATATTGAATTTCATAAGAAATTCCTGGATATGTTAAATTGTCCCATTTTAAATCTTCACAGGTGTAAATAAGTATTTGAATATATAAATTAAAATAATATAAAGACCTTTAAGTTGTTTAATTTATATATTAACGTCTTCTCATTTGATTTTTTATTTGATTTTTTATTTGTCTATTTTGAGCTACACGCTGGGCTCTTGCGTTTGCATTAGAAAGTCCATACTTGTAGTTAAAAAACTGAACATTGTTATGATTCATCCGTTCTTCCTTTTTTCTCTCTTTTTCTTCTTTTATCTCTCTTTCCCTTTTCTCCCTTTTCTCCTTTTTCTCCTTTTTTCTTTATTTAATAATGTTTCTAGTTTTAGTTTATCTTGTTTTTTTGCTGTTAACCAAAATTGGGTTACAATTTAAGTCATATAAATTTATAGAAAAATATGTATTAATTCGCTAGCATAATATAGTTCCTTTCCAATTTTTGTATCATCAAATATAATATCAAAATTGTCATACTTTCTAAATGACATCGTACTATTACATGTTCTAAAAAAAGTAATTTGAGGACTACTTGTTTGATATACATTTTGCGCTCCATACGCAACTAATTGCATTAAGCCACCCCAGATCATAAATTATATAAAAAAATTTGTTTATATGTTTTCAATAAAATTTATAACTTATATCGTCTAATCATCTTCAACCACCAACATTTGTTTCTTAACTACTTTCTTAGCAGATGCTTTTGCCACTACCTTCTTCTTAGTCTTTGCATCTTCTCCATTCATCAATCTAGTTCGTTCTTCTTTGTAAGCAATATATTCTTGTGATAATTTTTCAAGTTCATCCAGCCACATCTTATTAATACTTGTAGACTTAATAGTTTCTAACTCAACAGCCTTATTACCATGTTCCTTGTTAAGTCGTTCAACATTTTCTTCAGCAACAGAATCCATTGGCATCTTTACGAGATACTTGTAATCTTCATCATCGTCAATAATGTCATAACCCTTAGTCTGCAACATTTCAACAACTTGTTCCTTCTTCTTCTTACGCAAATCAATTGTTCCATCTAAATTTTCCTGAATGTATTTTGCCTTATTAGTAAGCATCATTAATTCGCGTTCCAAGCTCTCAATCATGTTATCTTTTCTAGTTTGATACATCTTAAGTCTTACATCATAATATGAGTCAATTATATCAGTCACCTTTTCATACTTTTGTAGTGTATCATTTGCGTCAAATAGATGCATATTTGTAGTAGAGTTTGTAGTATATAATTTCAACATTTTTTCCAAACCATTACATCCATGGTCTCCCTTAGCATTTTCAAGTTCTTCTAATTTTCCTTTAACAAATGTAATAGTAAAATCAACATCAGTATCTTTACTCATGTCTTCATAATCCTTGATAATCGCAGGAATTTTATTCTTATCTTTATCTTCACCTGGATTGCACCAATATTCAATATGTTCCTTAAAATCTTCAGTCCAATAACCTACCGGCAATTCAGTTACTCTAATTTTATCTTGTGTAACCTTTTCATACTTTCCTCTAATTAAGAACTTGTCATCGCTAATTTTTGTAATTTGACCTTTAAAGCCTTCGTAATATGGTAAGAAGTCAATATCATCTTCAATATATCTTAACTTATTCTGCACATATTCAATAATTTGTAGTGGATTATAACACATAATATCAGTGCTAAAACCAGTACCAATTCCCTTAGAACCGTTTACAAGAATCATAGGAATAATTGGAGCATAATATACTGGTTCAACTGATAATCCATCATCATTTAAATATTCAAGGATGGGACCATCTTCTTGTGGAAAGATTGTTCTAGTAATTTTATTGAGCAATGTGAAGATATATCTTTCAGACGCACTATCTTTACCACCTTGTAATCTTGTTCCAAATTGACCATTAGGAACTAATAGGTTGATATTATTTGAACCAACAAAATTTTGTGCCATTCCAATAATAGCTGCGTTCAAACTAGCTTCACCGTGATGATATCCAGAATGCTCAGAAACATAACCAGAGAACTGTGCAACCTTAATTTCAGACGTTAAATTGCGCTTAAATGTAGCAAACATAATTTTTCTTTGCGAAATCTTAAGACCATCCATCAAGTTAGGAATACTTCTATCACAATCATATTTAGAGAAGTGAATCAATTCGCGATTGATAAATTCTTCATAAGGAATAGTTTTCTTGCTTGTATCTAAATATGCATCTCTATCATAAACCTTCAACCAATCTTTTCTATCATCAGCTCTCTTTTTATTAAATACCATATCAATAGCATCTTCAGATTCTTTTCCTGAAAATTGGAATTCAACCATTTTTTTATTCTCAAAATATTCTTTAAATTCTTTGCCGGTACTTGTTCCTAAACCTTTATAATATTTAATATTCCATCCCTTAATATCGTTGTGTTCTTTCCATTCTTCAAATTCTCCATCATTATAGAAATTCAATTCGTTGCTACCTTTTTTCGCCTTCAAGATTGGAGTATTCATAAATCCAATAAATCCAGGAATTTGCACTAATGTAGGCCATTCGCAAGCAAACAAATTAATACAAAGTCCCTTAATATGACTACCATCTAAATCTTGATCAGTCATAAACAACACCTTACCATAACGCAAGTTCTTATTTACATCTTCAATATTCAAATATTTTTTACCGGTTACAAGACCAACAATCTGCTTAATTTCAGCAATTTCTTTATTATCAGCAATCTTCTTTACAGGTTCACCTCGAACATTTAGCAACTTGCCTTTTAAAGGATAAACTCCTACAATATTACGGTCTTCTGATGATAATCCTGAAAGAATACCTGCCTTAGCTGAATCTCCTTCGCAAAGAATAAGCATGCAATCCTTAGACTTTTCAGTTCCAGCCCAATTAGCGTCAGTAAGCTTAGGAATACCTCTAACAGACTTAGACTTAGTACCATCTGTCTTCTTTGCTGCTTTATTTTCCTTTACTTCAGTCAATTGCAAGGCCGCATCCATGACACCCATTTTTGCTACCTTTTCAATAAACTTCTCACTGACTTCACATTTGGAACCGAATTTAGATGACGGAGTATTCATATAATCCTTGGTCTGGCTATCAAACGCAGGATTTTCAATATCACATCTTAAGAACAGAATTAGTTGCTCCTTAATTGAGTTTGGATTTACCTTTGTTTTCTTCTTCTTTTCAATGTAATCAACTAATTTTCTAACAATTTGATTCAAAATATACTCAACATGCTTTCCACCCTTTGCTGTATGAATACCATTTACGAAGGATATCTGCACAAATTCAGAAGTCGGAGTTAATGCGACAGCATATTCCCATCTTTCTCCGTCTGCTTCATAAACTCTCGGTGCAACAGATTTCTCACCAATATACATGCTAATATATTGTTCAAAACATTTAACTGGTACAAGCTCAGTATTATATTTAACTTTAATAGTTTTATCAGTAACTGCACTGATATCATAAACTCTCTTTTTAAGAAGAGCAATCATATCAGGTGTTAGTCCGTCAATGCCTAAGCGAGCATAATCTGGTTTAAATGTAATCTTTGTATAAGGCTTGGTTTTGCACTTGGTAATTGAAGGTTTGCAAATTTCATCCAAATTATCTTTATATTCTTGTATATACTTATATCCTCTAATATGATCAACAGTTTCGATGCGACCATAACTAGACCAAATTAAAACGAGCTTAAACCCAAAACCATTTTTACCTCCAACGATTTTCTTTTCTTCCTTATTATAATTGGTTGAAGTTCTTAGATGACCAAATACAAGCTCAGGAATCCAAACGCCATCTTTCTGAGCTACATCAATACCATTGCCATCATTAACCATTGTAATTGTTCCGTCCGGTTCAATGCTAATATCAATATGAGATACTGGTAATGCGTTATCAACATTAGAATCTACTTTAGTTTTCATACGAACAACATGATCACGACAATTAACAATGCCCTCATCAAATAACTTAAATAGACCAGGAATATAAGTAATATTTTTTTCAATAATTTTATCACCATCTTCGCTCATAATCCAAGTATCTGCATCAATACTCTCAACAGAACCAATATACGTATCTGGATTATCCAAGATATGTTGTTTATCAGTCTTCTGTTGGACATCAAAGAATAATTGTTCGTTTGAAGCGCTCATTGTATAGCAATATTTACTTTTATTTTTAAGTTAATTTTCTATATCAATTTTATTTAAAACTATTTAAAGATTTAAACAAACTTTAAATAAATGTACAATACAAAATATGAATGTAGATATTATAAAGATGATGTTATCTTACCTAATGATATAGTAAGTCCAGGAGAAGAAGAATACATTCGTAATGTATTATATCAAGAAGATTATTTGAGTATTTTTTTTATTGATAATAAAGATAATGATGATGAAACAAAATTACTAAGCAAATCTATTTATAATTTATATGAAAAAATAAAAGATAGTGATGCATTAAAATCATTTATGCAGAAAGCATCAGGATATATAATATCAGAAGATTTACAATTAGGATTGTGTATTTTATATTCTTATGATTATATGCATTTAATGCACAAGTGTGTATCAGAATATTTAGATACTGGTTTTGTTTCATTAGATAGTATTGATAGAATGAATAAAATTCTTAAATAATTTTTTATAAACGTATATAAATGGCTTCTACAAGAAATAGAAATACTCCTGGAAATTATTGTTTAGAACAAAGACAATACAAACAATCTGAAAACTACACACTTTATCCAAATTCACAATATGGTGCTGCATATAATACAAGATTACCAGGAAATGGATTATTGGCCGGTCAAGTTCCTTGGAATAAATTGTCTTATAATGCGGCTGATACAGAATCATTTCTTTTTGGAATAAATTCAACTAATTTAGTTAATCCTGCACCATGTTTTGTTCCGGAAATAACAAAATTAGAATCTGAAAATATTTATCAAAAAGGTCCTATTTTTATGCCAGAACCTTTAGTAATTGAAAAAAATCAAAGACCTTTTCCCTATTCCTAATTAATTAAATTTAGTTATATTAATTTAAAATATGTTATCATTTATATATAATGAGTAATATAAATGCTAAAAATATAGTAAGCGAAAACATAACTGTCACAAATTTAAATGTGACTTACATAAATGGTGCACCGTATGTTGTCAATCCATGCAATAATCCATGTAAAAATGGGTATTATGTACCATGTCCAGATTGTAATTATAGCGGTCCAGATGATTGTGACTGTGGAAACGCATGTGATTGGTGTGACGAAGAGCCTTTTGTGCCTGACGAATGTGATTGTTTTGTGCCGTGTAAAAATGGCGGACAGACTGGTAATACAGGTCCAACTGGATTTACTGGTCCAACTGGATTTACTGGTCCAACTGGACCTTATGGGCCTACCGGTGCAGGTGGTGCTAATGGATATTGGGGTTCATTTTGGTCAGATATAAGT